TTCAACTGATGTGATTGTTCGAAACGTCGGTGGTAAACAGATTAAAATCAAGGACACCGACAATATCATGTATGCAACGGATCGCAACTCATTGCGAGACCGTTTCAATCGTATCCGTTCCACAGCTTACAACGCATACACCAGAGACTTTGCTCTCTCTTACCAAGCAGCAAGAATGGACTTGTTCCGTGATTACGATTGTGTAGGACCAGATACCATTATTCCATTGCCAGATGGATCACGCCCAACTATTGCTGAACTGGCTGAGAAATATAAAGACCGTCCTCAAGAACGATTTTGGGTATTCTCATACGACCATGAAACCAAATCCATAAAACTTGGGAAAGCATATCATCCACGTAAGAAAAAGGGGACACGTCAAGGATATAGAGTAACGTTTGATGACGGAAGTTCTATCGTTGGAAGTTTGAAGCACCCATTCTTAATGAGAGATGGTAGCAAAAAACGTCTTTTTGAGTTGCGTGTAGGCGATTCTGTAATGCCTTTCTATCAGAAAGAGTATGGGTATGATAAACATGGATTTAAGCGTTATCGTAAAATATACAACTTCTCAAAAGGATGGCAGCAAGAACACAAAATAATTGCCGAACAGTTTTATAGACCACTTGAAAAAAATGAAGTCGTTCATCACAAAAATTTCAATGGATCAGACAATACTCCTGAAAACCTAGAAATAATGGATTGGGAAGCTCATAAGAGATTACATTCTGATCACAATAAGAATGTGCTATGGGGAAGTGAAAATTATAAAAATCAACTCCAAAAGCTGAAATCTCACCCCAATTATGTTAACCGTCAGTTTCATCGATGGAATGGAGAACGTAATGGATCAAACCATCCATTTTATGGAAATACACATTCAGACGACTCAAATGAAAAACGCTCTAATACACTAAAAGAAGTATTCAAGAATAGAGACCAAACAGGTGAAAGAAATCCAAAATATCGTGATGATATTACATTCGAAAACGTAAAACAAAGAGCGTTTGATTATTACAAAGAGTACTCTAAAATAAATCTATGGGATTTCATTAAACACATTCATTGCGATCATTCAACTTTACAAAATCGTCTTCAAGGTGAAGGACATAATTGGAAGACATTCAAAAAAGAAATCGAGACAACTCTGAATCATAAAATTGTCTCTATTGAATGTATCGGAGAGATTGAAGTATATGACGTAACAGTTGAAAAGTATGAAAACTTTGCAACCGACAGTTGCATCGTTGGAAATACAATGGATATGGACCCCATCATCGCCTCGGCATTGGACATTTATGCTGACGAGTGTCTTACCCTGAACGAATTGAAAGAAATGTTGGTTATTCATTCGAAAAACCAGAATATCAAAAAAATTCTTCACAACCTGTTTTACGACATTCTCAATATCGAGGGTAACCTTTGGTCTTGGACTCGTAACATGTGCAAATACGGCGATTTTTTCCTTCGATTATACATTACTCCCGAATACGGCATTTACATGGTAGAACCAATTTCGGCATATAATGTTGAGCGTATTGAGAATGCCGATCCATACAATAAACGGTATGTGAAATTTCAGCTTCGACCAACCGATACTTCTCAGGCAGAAGTTTTGGAAAACTATGAAATGGCTCATTTCCGTTTACTTTCCGACAGCAATTTCCTTCCATATGGTAAGGCAATGATCGAGCCAGCCCGTCGTGTTTGGAAACAGCTTTCTTTGATGGAAGACGCAATGCTAATTCATCGGATCATGCGTGCTCCAGAACGACGTATTTTCAAGATTGATGTTGGTGCGATTCCTCCAAACGAAGTTGATGCTTACATGGAGAAACTTATCTCTAAGGTGAAGAAAGTTCCATTTATTGATGAGCGCACAGGAGATTATAATCTTCGATTTAATCTCAACAACATGACGGAAGACATTTATCTGCCAACTCGTGGTGGTGATAGCGGAACAGAAATCGATACTCTGGCCGGAATGGAATGGACTGGCATCGAAGATTTGGATTACATTAAACACAAAATGATGGCTGCTCTTAAAATTCCGAAAGCATTCCTCGGATATGAAGAAGGACTTTCTGGAAAAGCCATATTGGCCTCGGAAGACGTGCGTTTTGCACGCACAATTCAACGCATTCAACGAATCATCGTTTCAGAACTCAGCAAGATTGCTATCATTCACTTATATGCACAGGGTTACAGGGACGAATCTTTGGTTGATTTCGAACTGGAACTCACCAACCCAAGTACAATCTTTGAACGTGAAAAGGTTGAAATCTGGGGAGAAAAAGTATCGGTTGCGGCGGATATGTTGGAAACAAAACTCATGTCCAAAGAATGGATTTACAAGAATATCTTCAATATGTCCGATGAAGATATTATGGACCTCACCGATGAAATTCTCGAAGATACCAAACAAAAATTCCGCCTGACCTCAATTGAGGAAGAAGGAAACGATCCTGCTAAACCAGCACAACAAATCAATCCCGGTAATATTGGTGGTGGTGGTGGACCAGAAGGTGGTCCAGATCTTGGAGACCTCGAAGGTGGACCGGGAGGTAGTCCCGGTGGGGGAGAAGGTGGACCGCCTTTACAGGAAAGAACAGAACAAGATCAATCTGACCGAGACCAAACAGGACGAAAAAATGCTCGTGATTATCCATTTGGAGAAGACCCACTAGGTAATTTAGAAATGAAATCCAAGCCGGGTACAGAACGTGATATTCGTCATCATTATCGAAGTTCTCCCCTTGGAATGAATGAGGGGGTTGGACTCAAACCCAAAGTAGATCAGGGTGTCATTAGTGGTCTAAAAGGTTTCTTAACAAAACCCCTTCTTCAAGAAGAGAAGGAGCTTCGAGATGAACTAGGACCGAATGCCGGTAAAACTCTTCTTGACGAAAGCAACATCATAGAAGAATAAGGTATAACAAATGTGTATGTTTGGAGTTGAAACAACATATTTATAAAGTAGTTGAGAGTTGAAATTACTATGCAGAAACGAATGCGTCATTCCAAGTTTAAAAATACTGGCATTCTCTTTGAACTTTTGACTCGACAAATCACTGCCGATATTTTGGCAGGACGAAGCGAGTCACCAGCTAAAGATTTGCTATTCAAATATTTTAAGGAGAACACAGAACTGGGGAAAGAATGGAAGCTTTACAGTGCTCTTCTTTCACACAAACTTCTCGACGAAACCAAAGCAGAGCGATTCGTTTCTGTTATTCTTGAAGCTCGTAAAAGATTGAGCCGTAAAAGTCTCGCTCACGAGAAGTATGAACTCATAAAGGAAATTAAAGAAGTTTATCCTCTTGATGAACTTTTTAAGGCTCCTATTCGGAATTATCGAATATTGGCTTCTATCTATAAGCTATTTGAAGACGGTGTTTCCGGAGACGTTAGGTTTGATGTTAATGAAGTGTTCCAAGCCAAAACCTGCATAGTAGAGCACATTGTTGACAAGCCGAAGTCTGTACCAAAAGAAACCGAAGACGAACAACTCATCGACTGCTATAGACGACAATCTGCGGAAACCCGTCTTCTCGCTTACGAACTTTTGCTCGAAAAACTCAATACCAAGTATGCTACGGTATTAGATGACGATCAGAAGGCGGTTCTACGTGAATATATTTACAACATCGCTAATACCAATTCTCTTGGCAACTTTGTCAAATCAAAAGTCTCCGAAGTGAAGACGCAGTTGACCGAAGTGGTCAAGAAAATCGATGACAATGTTGCCCGCATTAAGATCACCGAAGTTGTCCATCAACTAGATAAAGTTAATCCGGATAAGATTGTCAAAGATAATCAAATCATGGTTCTTTTGCTCTCTTACGAGTTGCTCAAGGAATGCCGAAAACAGTTGAGGACAACATGAAAAAAAGTGAGCTTAAAATAGTAATAAAAGAAGCCCTCCGGACTATTCTGGCCGAGATGTTTCGTCCAAAAATGAAACTATCGATGTTAGAAGAAGGACCAATTCCACTAGGAGATTTGTTGTCAGCGTGGCGTGAAGATAAAGACGGTGAATACGTTCAAATCAATCCCGACGATTCCGTTTGGCTTATCCGTCATCAACGACCCGTGTTTAAAATTGCCCCAGAAGGAACTGAAAATCCCTATCCCATTATTGCACGATGGATGACGAAAGGAGGGGTTATTCTAAATATTTGGAAGGTTAACGATCACGGAAATGTGGAATTGATGAGTCGAACTGGAAAGGAACTTGGGGGGCTTGTAGAGAACATAAACGAAATGACGACAACCGGGGATGTTGCTCCACTCAATCTTCCCGGTAATGTTGCAGGTGGATGGCTTTCTCCAAAAGGTGGAAGTAAAAAAGGTGTCGCTGGTTCAGCGAAGCTTGGCTATGAATTGACTTCGATTGGAAAACAGGACATGGAAAGAAAACGAGATCCGTCGTAATGAAACTGAAACGTATAGTCGAACAAACAACAGTCGCCGCCCAATATTACGATTTGGGGAAGGATTTTACTTCATTTACTCGGGCGATGGATATGGCGACGGAAGAAGTCAAAAACCGTTTTGAGCAGGCTATTGCTGCTAAATTGAAGGGGAAAAAGATTCGGGCTAGGGCGTCTCGGGGCTATAAGCAATTCGAAAAGGATTATGAAATCAATGTCACCAATGTTTCTTTGGATGATTACTATGATAACTACGTAGTGGTAGTTCGTGGAAGTGACAACAAAGAATATTTTTTGAAGCCGGGATTCAAGGTTCAAATTTTGGGAGCGGCGGATCAAGAACAACCAGAAGAACCAATTCAGCCTCAAAAACAGCCAGAAAAACCGGAAACTCCAACTCAACCTCCACAGCAACCACCACAGGCACAACCGGCAGTACCCCAATCAGCGGTTCCACAGTCTCCACAATCGCCGGAACAATCAATAAAAGAGATGGATACGATTAGCAATACGGAAATAGTAAGGAAATATCCGATTGATGCGATTGTAAAAGACCTAGAGAACTGGTTGCCACGTCTTATGAGGCAAAGCGGAAAAGACTTAAGGCCCTATGTTCCACAAGAAGGTGTATCTCGAACTAAAGGACGTAAAACAATTATCAGTTATGGAATAACCATTCCAGTTCAGGATTTACCGGGATTGACCGTGGACCAAATCAAACAAGAATTATCTCAAGCTACAAAATTAGGAGATATTGAACAGATTTACACGTTGGAGAAGTTTGACGTGAGAAATGACAAATACGTGATCATCGTCAAGAAAATCACGAACTACTAACAACCTATGAACGACAGAAAACTACTTGTAGAAGTACAAACTTTCAGGGCCGATCCTCGCATGTTAAAGGAGAGTCTTGAAAGACCGAATGCCCCGTTTCGAGTCAAAGGTATTCTGCAACGTGCTGGCATCAAAAACCAGAACGGTAGAATTTATCCAAAGGACGTATTGATGCGAGAAGCTCAAAAGTATAATGATACATTCGTTCGTGAAAACCGAGCAATGGGAGAACTCGATCATCCCGAAACATCGGTTGTAAATCTCCGAAACGTATGCCACAAAGTTGTGGAAATGCACTGGGAAGGTGATGACTTGATAGGGACATGTGAGATTCTCTCAACTCCAAGTGGAAACATTCTTCGTGAGTTGTTCCGCAGTGGAGTTAACGTTGGTATCTCATCCAGAGCTCTTGGTTCTTTGAAACAAGTCTCCGAAGGAACTTCGCTGGTTGGAGACGACCTTGAACTTATTGCCTTTGATTTCGTATCGAATCCATCTACAGCAGGAGCATTCATGTTTGCCGAGACTCCGTTAATGGAAGGGGTTAATAAAATCCAAAATCCTACTACCGGAAAATGGGAAACAGTGAATAAGATTGTCCGTGATATTCTAAATGAAATTAACTAAAAGATGAAAAAACAAGAATTGAAATCAATCATTAAGGAATGCATTCAATCGGTTCTGAAAGAAAACTTCATGACCGAGGATGTAAAAGACCCAACTCGTGGAGAAATGCTTCGTTTCTTGCAGCAACAATTTGGTCGTGAAGAAGGATTTCTGGATGCTGCCGAAGTAGCAATGTTTTGGTTTGCCAATAACTATCATGGAGGTCAAGGGTCAAACCTTTACTCCGTTTTGAGCAAATCTCCTTTTATTCCCGGTCGCAATTCTCGTGGTCCAGAACCCAACAGCTTGGAGGCGGACATGTATCAAGCACTCGAAGCAGTGTATGGTGGAAAAGAACATCGACACAGCGAAGAAGACTTACTCCAAGAAGCCAAACCCAAAGTTTTGAAATATCTAGACAATGGATTCTATATCATCAGTGCTCAACAGGCCAAAGAATTTGCCGTCGATGGAAAACTTCCTCGACCCGGCTATGAAAAGAAAGCCGACATAAGCAAACTCAAAGGCTACATGGGAGATTATAATAATCGTATTGAACCATTGGATATAGATGAAACAACCACGGGGTGGATTCTACCAACCCGAGTGGGAGATAAAATGGTCTGGGCAATTCGTCTTTACACAAGTCCTAAACCTATGATGCAGGGAATGAAAGAAATGACTACTACGGGAGCAGTACAGGGATACATGACTCCTAAAGCATTTGGTAAGAAAAAGAAGTTCAATGAAAATGAAACAAATGACTTCATAGAAGGACAATCTAACCAAGTTGCTGCCAATCGAGTAAATAAGCTTCTTTCGTTGATAACCAAAGGTATTCATTCGGATAACAACTGGGAAGCAATTAGGAAGATTTTCAAAAAGTTGGACGAAGCGGGTCTAAATGTAACGATTACTAAAACACAATACGGTGGTCATGCTGAAACCCAAAGCGGGATGCCAAAATATAAAGAATGGCATATTTCTAT